GAATTAAGGCTTGATGTTAAGGCTTTCGTAATACAAACCCAATGTGCGGCTGCAAATTCAAATTCAAATTTGGTTTCAAGCCTTGCGGCTTCCATCAGACTATTTGATCTGTTGCAACCTTCACAATAAATGTCAAGAGAGGCAACTTCTTCTAAATCAACTGTTGTCATCGTTAATCCTTTTTGCACTTTGGACTTTGGCACTTCATTTCGTAGAAGCTAAGTAACACGCACCCACACTTACCGCACTCTCTACGGCCTGTATCGTATTCACTAGACCGAATGACTCGATTACCATCTCTTCTATCGCCTTGGTAGAAAACGTGTCCTGTCTTCTCCAGTTCATTCGGTCTGCTAGTAATGGAGGATGCCTGAATATGGGTGTTAGCCCGTGTCATCTCTTTGGAAGTAATGCCGCTCTTGCCAGCTAATACAACAAGATTAAGGACAAACTCTCGCATCTTGCCTGTTGGAGCTGTCTTTGCGGCATCCTTAGATGTTTGCGGGTCGCTAGTCCTAGACAGCTTGTGAGGCGGCGTGTCATCAAATAGATCATCCATTATTAGCCCCTCAGAACGGAATATCGTCATTAAAAGAATCAGTGGGTGGGGTGGCTGATCGATGAACAGCCTCTGGTTGATCGCCCCGCCGATCAGGGGAAGTGTTAGCGCCAGATTCGCCTGATTTGTGCATATCCAAATTATTAACAATGACTACGGGCTTGGAGTGCTTAACTCCATCCTTCTCCCATGTCTCCAGAACAAACTCTCCCTGCACAGTCACTGGCTTGCCTTTAAGGAGGTACGGAGCCAGCTTGTCAGCTCTATCGCCCAACAGCTTGCAGTCTACCCAACTTACCTTCTCATATTGCCCGTAGCCCTGCTTAACGGGCAGAGAAAAGCTACCTACTGACTTCCCGTTGGGCGTTACTCTCAAATCCAAATCCCTAGGGAGATGACCACTAAAAATACATATATTCATAATTTACCATCCGCTTAAAATTAATAGAAATATTCCAGTTAAAATCACAAGCGCACCTACCGCGTACAGGAACTCGCTTACCTTCTCGCTAATCCTCATGCGCTTTCACCGTAGTATGCAACCCTAAACTCATTGGACTTCATCACTTCCCTGTTCTTAGTTGAGAAAGACCCGCCTTTTGATGGCGCAACCCACAGAGCTTCCTGAACGTGCTTGGGAAGGGTAAACCACTCCTCTGAAGCAGAAGACAAGTCACTCTCCGCAATGCCAGTGATGATCGCGTCAATCGAGCTAGAGTAATCTTTTTGATAGTCAATAATGGCTGAATTGCCATCGTCATCATCGGTTGGCACTCCCGCCGCAGCCTGCAAAGACAGCCGCCGACAATAGGTTATTCCAGCCGCATAGCCGTGTGCGTCTTGTTTGCAGGGAATTAAAAACTCTGACTCCAGCCATTCACCAGAGCTGTGCATGATCCGTGTAGCAACTCCTACGCATCCGTCCTGAGATACTGGCAACTGGACAAACGACAAGCCGTTATCAGCAAATGGCTTTCTGACAGCAGCTATGACCGATGTGAGGTCTGCATACTTGGACTTAAAGAATGGGTTTTCAGAGTCCTTAATTGCAGAACCCATTTGGGCTTGAGCCTTTGAAAGAGCTGTTGCCAGCTCAGATATTGATGTGGATTGGTTTATCATTTAGTTCCCCTGTTCGGCATAAAAGCCGTTCATGTAAATGTTGAAGAATTCTTCTTCGTAAGCCTGCCATGTCGGGCTGTTTTTGAGATATGGATTGTCAGGCTCACCTTCCTTGAAGTCCCATCCTGCCTTGCTTCTGGCAACGGCGAGTTCGGATTCTTTAGAGATTAGAGAATTGGCTATCTGCTGATTGTGCAGCTTAGATCGGAAAGTAATGACGTTGCTCATATCAAATCCCTAACGCCATTTGCTATATAGGCAGTGACAAGCTCTCTAACTATTTTGCCAAGGTCTTTGTCTGCTGAGTCTTGAGCCTTACTGCCCTTGCATTTTATTGCATCGAGAAGAATTTGTTTAAATTCATAATCAATTTGGTTAACGCCAAATAAAGTTGCCTCTGTACCAATTGCCTCAATTGCTGTTGCGCTGTCAGTTTCAATTTCTGAAACGACCAGCTCTTCAATTTTCATGTCAATATCGTCTTGAGCAATTTCTGCGGCTAAAAACCGCTGATCTTCATTTAACTGATATTGGTTTAAAAAAATGATGTTTCCGTCTAATTTGTTTGTAGCCATTTTTATTCCTTAATGATTGTTTGTTTTCGATTTGAATTGATAATGAAGTATAGCCTGACAGATGTCAACAAAAACTGTGTAAGTCTTTCCTTGCTTTGGTTGAGCAAATCGTGCAAGAATTGCAAAATCACAACAACCGGAAAAGGCATTATGAAAAAAATATCATACAAAGAAGTATTAAAATGGGCTGGCAATGAGAACAGGCTTGCTAAAAAATTAGGCGTTACGCGCCAATCAATTAGCGGCTGGAAGGGAAAGGTTCCCGAAATGCGGCAGTTTCAAATAATGATTCTTATGATGGAAGAAAAGAAGGCAAGAGACAAGGTTCACGGATAAGGGTAAGGGAGATGAAAGATTATTTGTTAACTTTAAAAATTCAGAACAACTACCTCGCTAAGATGATGGAATCGTGGGGGATAAAGAACGCGGCTGAGTTACATAGGCTTTCTGGGGTATCACAAAGCGATATAGGTAAGGCTCTAAATCTTAAAAGACCTGCGTACTCTAGTCGGGGGCTGAATGCTACCGCTTCTAGTCTATGTGATTTTTTTATGTGCGAGGTAGGCGATATATACCCGCCAGAACACCTACACAACCCGCTTGATCAGCACATATTTAAGGCTGAGTATGCCTATCAGGACAATTTGCTAGAGGGCGAGGGCGCTTGTCCATCGCTTCTCCTTGAATCAAATGATGCTCAAGGGGCGATTGAGGACATGATGGGATGTCTTACCGAAAGGGAGCGAAAGGTCATTCAGATGAGACATGGAATGCAGGATGGAATAGAAAGCACTTTCGTGGATATTGGTGATGAGTTTGGTTTTTCTACACAATGGGCAACGAAGATATACAGCAGATCACTTCGCAAGGCCCGACATTACGCCGAAAAACAGAGCCAAACGGAACGTCTCAGCTTAAAACAGGAAGATTAAAATGCATTATTACCAGTTCAACATAGGCGATTATAGGCGAGATACCGCGCACCTAAGTCACCTAGAGCATGGCATTTATCGTTCTTTGATAGACACCTATATGCTTGAAGAAAGCCCTTTATCTGGAGACATGAAAGAGCTTGAGCGTAAGCATTTGATCAGAACTGCAAATGAAAAGAAGGCACTTAGAAATGTCTTAAAAGACTTTTTCAAATTCGACAATTCAATGTTTCTTCATTCTCGATGTGATGAGGATATAATCTCATATAGAGATAAGTCTATGAAGGCCAGTAAATCTGCAAAGAAGAGATGGGAAAAGGATGCGAACGCAGTGCGAACGCATAGCGAAGGCAATGCTAACCATAAACCATTAACCATTAACCATAAACCAATAACCAATATAAAGAAGGGCTTTAGCAAGCCCACTATCACAGAGCTGGTAGATGCCTTTGCTGGAAAGGTTACTGACTCAGGCCATCAAGCAGGGTTGTTTCTTTGTCACTACGAATCGAACGGTTGGAAGGTTGGCAAAAACTCAATGAAGTCATGGCAACACGCAGTTACTAACTGGATAAGCAGGAGTAAGCAGAATGGAACAGGTCAACAGTTTGGTCAAAAAGCTGTATCAAAGTCAGAAAGAAGAGACGAAGCAGCAAGACGATACTTGGAAGAGAACAATGATGATGGTGTGGCGTGGCCTGCAAGCAATGAAGTTAGTCCATGATGACATTGGATCGACTGACTTTAAATACTGGGAGGCATCACTCTTTGATTACCCTCAAGAGCAGTTACTGAAAGGTTTGAAGGCTGCTGAGAAATGGTCAGGGTTCCTGACACTTGGGGACTTTCGTAAACTCTGCGATAAGCCAACCAGAGCGCCGTATCATAGCGAGTTCAAAGCTCTGCCGAATAAGCCAATGGACAGCGATGTCTTTAAAGCAAGAATGAAAAAGATGCGTGAGGAGCTAGATTTATGAGTGATCAAAGAACCTCCCAACAGCAAAAGGCTTTGGAGCTATGGTGCAGGCTATTGTCAGAGGATTTGAACGCGGCAGGTCTTGATCAACGAAAAGTGCTGAAGCCATCAATAGCGATACCTTGGAACCAGCCAAGCGTGAAAGAGCAGCTATTCAGACCTGTGTTTACTGCCATGACAGGGCTGGAATCGACAGCAGACGCTGATCCGAGTGATTACAACAAGGTCTATGAGGTTCTGTGCCGACACCTATCAACTAAGCTGGGAGTGACAGCTCCCGCATGGCCTGATAGAAACAGGGAGGATTTAAGAGATGCTATGTGATCTTGATGATGAAGAGCTTGCTGAAAAAGTAGCTAATCATGTTTTGCAATATCGTGGAATCAGCGAATCAACTCGACTACTGGAAGAATTGCTTAAAAGATTTCTGCAAATTCTTATTGAGGAAGAGAATGATAATTCGTAGCAAGAAGATAACTCAGGCCGCTAAAGACAGGAGCTGTGTGTGCTGCGGAATTGAAGATGGTACAATCGTGAGAGCGCACTATAGCGGGATGCGCCAGCACCAGTACGGCAAAGGCCGTGGAATTAAAGGTCACGACTGCGTGGCCGCTGACCTGTGCATGAGCTGTCACAGCAAGTTTGACAATTATGAAATGGGTGAGGGTGATACTAAGGAATTGCGACATATTGATCAGAGTGAGCAGTTTCTTCACTACTGCGTGATGACCTTGGTCAGAGACATCGAAGCTGGGATATATAAAATATGAGGACAACAAAATGGGTGATTTAAGTAAAAACCTATCAAGGCATGAATTTGCGTGTAAGTGTTGCGAATTCGATACCGCTGATCAAGAGACTATCAAAGTAATTCAGGACGTTTGTGACAATTTTGAATGCTCTGTAATAATAACCTCTGCCTGTAGATGCCCAGCTCATAACCGAAAGGTGGGCGGCACTAAGAACAGCCAGCACCTGCTCGGACGGGCGGCTGACTGCGTATTCATGTTAGACGGCAATCCAATAGATCCAACCGAGATCCACTATTATCTAGTCAGTGAGCATGAGGGGTACGGCTTCGGCCTGTATGAAACTTTCAACCACATTGACACGCGATCTGGGAAGCCAGCTAGGTGGGGCGCATAAGAACTCTCAAGATCAAACCTCTGTCTGTCAATCGAGCATGGCAGGGGCGAAGATTCAGAAGCAAAGAATACAAGGCATACCAGCAGGAAATAGCACTCAAGCTCCGCAAGATGACGCTCCCAGAGCCTCCTTATACGCTGCTCCTTGAATTTGGAGTAAGCAACAAGGCCGCTGACTACGACAACCCCATCAAACCCTTCCAAGACTGCCTGCAAGCCTTCTACGGCTTTAACGACTCTCAGATTTATGAGGGTGTACAGCGCAAGGTAATCGTTCCCAAGGGCGAAGAATACATCAAATTCTCAATCCTGCCCCTAATAGACCTAAGCCATCTTTTTGTACGAATATCGCTTTAATTGTACGATAGTCGTTGACAGTAGGTGAGTATTGTTTTAAAGTTACCTTACTTACTTAAAAACACAAAGGGGCAGCAAAATGAAAACAACATTAAAAAGCATCGTAAAAGACTTAAACAATAATGACTATGATTGCCTTTACTTTGCCACAGAAGACCAGATAGAAAGCCTGATCAACAGCAACAAGATTGACGAAGACTACTCCTACATGGCATCGCAATACAGAGAAGAGATGGAATACATGATGGCAGAGTTTGCCTAAACCAACCACAGCCCTTCGGGGCATAAGGGGAATACAATGATATTATTTATAGGTGATTTTGTGCGTTTACATGAATCAAAGCAATGGTTAGAGGTTACTGATATTGAGCCTCACGACATCTGTGTTCTACAAGATGGTGACAGGGTATGTGCATCACCAGAGTACATAGCAGAAGCAAAAAGCAAAATTGAATACGCAGGAACAAGGGTGTCAGCAACAGGCTTTAAATTCTTAGAAAAATATAAGGCAGGGGCATAATAATGACAAAGTTCCAATTAGTTTATAACGGTAACGAATGCTTCCCGCTATGCAATACAAGAGAAGAGGCTGATAGATTCAAGCAAAAAGCGGCAGATCAATGGCCTGAAATGAAGGTAGTGATAAAAGAAATAAACCAAGAAGCCAAGGCAGGGAAATAACAATGACGCTTAGAGAACTAACCCACAAGCACCACCTAATCAGCGTCCAGAGCGTTGTAGACAAGACTAAGGTTCCTCGCTCTACGCTACAGGACTGGCATAGAAACAAGCCTCAACTGTTAGCCATAGTTCTGCTAGGATGCGCTGCAAAGGAAAACAAGCATGGATAAGCAGTTCTTGTGTACGATGTGCGGCATCAAAAGGTATGCAGAAGACTTATCAAATCAGATCAAGGATGGTTGTGGATTGTGCAAACACTGCAACCAGAAGCTAGAGCGTGAGCTAGGCCGTGGCGTAAGAGAATATGTACCAAAGCGCATAAGCCGAGTATAATCACTTTATGGACTTACGAATACTTGATGACAATGAGATTGAGACGCTAAAGAAGATGGCTCCTCAATTATCTCATAGCCAGTTGGCTGATTACTTAGGTATGTCAGACAATTGCTTGCGTTCAATGTTTGCTAGAGAGCCTGAACTACTTGCGGTTTATAACAAGGCATTACTCGATGCAAGCAGTAGAATGATCTCTCAACTGTATGCAAACGGCATGGAGGGGGACTTTCAGAGCATGAAGCTATGGCTATCACAAAGAGCAGGATGGACTGAGAAGAAGCAGACAGAGATAAGCGGCAAGGATGGTCAGCCACTGGATACTGTCTGGACTGTTAACATCGTATCTCCAAAGGGGGACAAGTAATGCCATTGAAGAAAGGCAAGTCTAAGAAAGTTATATCAGATAACATTAGGACAGAATTAGCCTCTGGCAGACCCAAGCGACAAGCAATAGCCATTGCAATGAGCAAGGCTGGCAAGAAGAAAAAACCTACCTACGAATAAATATTTGCATTTGCTATACCCAATGGTATCCTCTAACTAGGACACGGCCTATTCCCGTGGCGATTACCTTTTTTAAGGGCGCATTATGAACGATGAAGAGCTGCAAACAGATGACATTGAGCTAGACACTACGGAGGCATCCGAAGAGGAAAGCACAGAAGACTCTCAAGAGCTTGGCGAAGGTCAAGATTCCGATTCAGCACCGGATGAGAAGTTTACAGAAGCACAGCAGGCACGATTTAATCAGGCGATAGGAAAGAAGGTTAGGCAGACCAGAGACATGGAACGCCGAGCTGATGAACTCCAACGTCAGGTTAATGACTTGCAAGCTAGAGTTCCTGTTGAGCAAAGGCCAGTAGTTCAAGCCGCTCCAGACCCATTCTCTATTTCTGATGAGGAATACAGAAGAAATCTGGCGCAGCGTGATCAGCAAGTCTTAGCTCAAGCAAACTTCGATCACCAGCGTCAGCAACAGCAAGAGCATCAACAACGGCTTTTGCATGAGCAGGCGCAGCAGCAGACGCAGCAGCTAGATGAGAAGATTCAGGACTATGCAGGACGGGCCGCAAAACTAGGCATTAAAGCGGCAGACTTGCAGGTGGCGGGTAACGCAGTAGGTCAGTACGGAATTAGCGCAGAGCTAGGAGAATACATCCTAGAGTCTGAGCAAGGCCCACTGATTACTACCTACTTAGCTAATAATCCTATTGAATTGGACGAGTTAAGACACCTGTCTCCCGCGCAAGCGGCAGTAGTTGTCGAGACTAAAATCAAGCTGAAGGCGATTGCATCACAACCCAAAAAGGTAACCGGCGCACC